ATTGTTTACGGTCACACACCGCTAGTATTGTAAATTAGTACAGAAGTGATTCACTTTTGATGTCCCCATTATCCGTCCTTGATCACTCTGGTATTCCACACTGGACCATTGTGATATTGGTGTTTTTCTTGTTGTGTGTTTTTGTTCGTTATTATTCCTTGGTTGTCATTTGGTTGATACCTGAGGAATATAGAGCAACAGCGCGCTTCTTGTTGAACACCACTGATGCGAGTGTGATGGATGCTCAGCAGGTGTTGCTAGATGATAGTTTGTCACGTGGTGTGAAAACTAGACAGATAGCAGCGTTTGCTGCGTTGGGTTGCCGAGCTCGTTTTGGTTTCAAGATTCGTTCTGAAGCAAACGAGATGGTGGCCCGGAAGTGGCTGTTTGACCATATCTCGTCATTAAAAGATATGCGTCTTTCAGATGTACCACTTATCATGCCTTTGGCTCTCGAACTCTGTTTTGTGCCCTCTAAAGCAGAGCTTGAGGCTAAAGCCATAATGCAAACGGCGGTCATTCGTGGCCGCCAAGTAGCTTATGAGGCCGCGTACTGGGATTGGGGTGTGGGCTGGTTTAAGCACCCCAAACCAGTTAGTGGCTAGGGAAGCCCGAGGAACGTACAGGGGATTGATTGTGCAGTTAGCACTGCGCCCGATCATCCCAGTTTGGCTGTACGTAAAACTCCGGGCGTACCCAGGCAGAGAAAGTTTGTGGTCATCGATGGTATTGCTCCTGCCATCCATTTCTCTGCCTATAATGATGACATCATTGCTTTGGAAAGAGCAGTGAAGGAACGCGTTTTCTATGTTAAAGATAGTAACGGCAACTTCACATCACCCCCAAAGCCTGTTAATCTGGAATTCTTCTCTGGTCGTCTTTCTGATTTTACTAAGCGTTTACGTAACCACTTGCCCTCGACCGTCCCTATATCTCGACAAAATTTTGTCGATACTTATTCGGGCCGCAAGCGAGTGGTTTACCAAAATGCTTTAGAATCTCTGAATGTTATCCCATTTCGACCTAAGGATGCCCATATTAAGACGTTTTTGAAGTTTGAGAAAACTAATTTTACGTCTAAAATTCCAGTTCCTCGTGTCATATCACCTCGTGACACAAGGTATAACATTGAGGTAGGTCGATATGTGCGACCTATTGAAGAGAGAATCTTCAAAAGTATCGGTAGAGTCATGGGACGTGATACTGTTATGAAGGGTATGAATGCAAGTCAGGTTGCGTGTGCTATGCGACGTAAGTGGGATAGGTTTGTCTCACCAGTCGCTGTGGGCATGGATGCTTCTCGGTTTGATCAACACGTGTCTAGGGAGGCCCTACAGTGGGAGCACTCTGTGTATCTCTCTTGCTTTTGGCAAAAGAAACACAAAGAGCGATTGGCGAAATTACTTCACTATCAATTGAACAATCGTTGTTTTGGTCGTGTTGGTAATGGTTCTGTTCAATTTACCACTGATGGTGTTAGGGCATCAGGTGATATGAATACTAGTCTTGGGGCATGTTTAATTATGTGTGCTATGGTTAGCTCGTTTGCCTCTTTTTTAGGCTTAGATATTGAGTTGGTTAATAATGGTGATGATTGTGTGGTTATGATGGAGGCGCGCTCGTACCAGCAATTTGCTGCTAGAGCACCGAGATGGTTCTTGGAGATGGGGTTTACAATGGTAATTGAGCCACCTGTCTATACCTTTGAACGTATTTCGTTTTGCCAAGCCCAACCAGTGTGGGTTGGGCCCGGAGCCTTTGATTATCACATGGTGCGTGATCCTCGCATATCTATATGTAAGGATTCAGTTTGCTTGCACCCATTTAAACTGGTTAGTGAGTTCGCTCCCTGGGTTCGTGCCGTTGGCACAGGTGGTATGGCCCTTGCTGGATCAATTCCGGTTTGGCAATCGTTTTACCACATGTATCAGCGGTCCACTGCATCCCGCAAACAACGAGATTATCGTGATGTTTGGGGTTGGGGTGTTCGCAAAATGATGCAAGGGTGTGCTCGTAAATATGGCCCTATTTCTGAGCAAACACGCGCATCATTTTATTGGGCTTTCGATGTGTCTCCAGAGGAACAGTTGTGCATTGAAAGAACATATAATGGTATGGGGTTGTCTATGACTAATGATCGTAACACAGCCCCGTATCTTCTCTTACCCTTATAATGGGGTTCATGCGTCGCACCGGACGTTAACTGGTGGAGTGGTTGTTAACCATTGGGTTGTGTGTTGTGATTGTCCCAAAACGTTATCGTGTAACGATGTAAATATTTACGTACTAAACCTTCGGGTGGAATGTCGAACGACTGCACGGGCATCTCCTTGAGTTTCACATGATGAACAGTCTCCTGTGGCGGGGGATCCAATACATGCCACCAAAAAGAAAGCCCAAAGCCAAGAAGGCTAAGGTGCCACAACAAGCTAACAATGAGTTAGCCCAAATTACTCGAATGCTCAAGAATATGAATCAACCCCAGAGCCAGGTTACTGACCTCGGCAGGTTACTGCTTAAAGGTGGTAATATGGTCTCTGGTGTTCTTGGCTTTCCAAAAGTGTTTGGTCAAGGTTCTTATACCATGACCAATTCATGCTGGAATGCCACCCAACAAGTCCCTATTATGCACAGTTCAAATGAAAGCGTTAGGATTCGCCATCGCGAATACATTGCTGACATTGCTATTGCTGGCGCTCCTTTCGTTATTAACACTTTTAGTGTTAACCCTGGGTTGCCAGCAACATTTCCGTATCTTGCTTCCATCGCTGAGAACTTTCAAGAATACTCCTTTAAAGGATTGATCTTTGAGTTCAAAACAACTAGTGCCACTGCGCTCGCATCAGGCACTAGCACTGCGATGGGGTCTGTGATGATGGCTGCTCAGTATCGTGCTGATGCTCCTGTCTTCTCTAATAAAACCCAATTGCTCAACGAGATGTGGTCGGTTGACACCATCCCGTCTGCCAGTGTTGTTCTGCCAGTTGAGTGTAGTCCTGCTGAGACACCTATGTCTCATCAGTACGTGCGCACTGGTAGTGTTACTGGTGACATCAAATTCTTTGATCTGTGTACTCTTTCAGTTGCTACATCTGGAGGACAAACAGGCCAAAATAATGTCGTTGGTGAGCTTTGGGTTTCTTATGATATTGAATTGTTTAAGCCACAAGTGTCTAGCAATGTAGCCTCTTCAGGCTCTGCTGCTTTTGTTGGAATTGCATCAACTTGGACTCAAGGGAACATATTCGCAAATATGATATCTTCAGCTGCTGTCACAATTAATGTCACGTTTAATGCTAATACCTTTACTTTACCGCAAGGTTCTGGCGGGTACTTCTATTATGCGTGGGTTGATATCTTTTCCGGGTCGTACGGATCGATTGCAACCACTTACACTAATTGTCATGCTACCTCAAATAATATACTAACCGGTGTTGGTCTTTCAGGCACCGTTGGTCAGTATATTATGTCTGCTATCATATTGGTTACTGCTCCTTCTAACCTTCAAGCTTCTGTTACATTTGGAAATAACACAGTGCCTAGTGGCACTGGTGTTGCCAATCTTGTTGTTGTATCTTTGCCTTACCTTCCGTTACTTTGGGGTACTTGAACTTACCGTACTTTCTCTGACCTGTCAAATGTCGTTAAACTGGGCCCTGGGAAGGATCCCTGTTTGGAAGAAAAGAAATCCACTTGTGGACGGAAGCGCCTTCCAAGCTCCAAACTTA